TACGCTAGCGGCAGCACGTCCATGACGGGCATACGTTGCGTCTTGGATGAAAGAGTGGTCTTGTTCATGAGCGCGAGTGCGGCAGAGGCTTTGGGAGCCTCCTGGATAATCGCCGTAGCGAGAGGCTGCGGCACAAGAGGGTCAGGAGTTCCGGACGACCGGAAGATTCCCTCATTGTAGACGCCTGTCATGAAAAACCTTTCCGCACTAAGGCGGAAGCCCTAATGCCTACGTATTGTGGAGCAGGTTACGGAACCATTGCTCGTTGTTCAATGGCGTTGCGCCAGTCGGGGCCGATCCAGGCCTCATGGACTCAACCGGACGTGCGTTCGGTTGCGGCTGTGGTTGTGGCGTCGCCCCATTCGTGGTGATGCCCCTATCAGCCAAGAGCTGTTCCGCTATCGCCTGGGCCGTTTCTTCGATGATCTGGGCGAATAGCTCTGCTCTCTCATTGATCTCATCGTCCGTGCCGGTACCGAGATGATCAATGAGTTCTACGGGAAGGTTGTTCGATGCGGCAGCCATCATGCGAGCGTGCAAGCCTCTTGCCTCATCACGCTCGCGCTCGGCCGCCGCCTGGGCGTCTTGCGCTCGCTGGAGTTCCGTCTTGTTGGCGTCTTCGATCTGCTGAAGCCGTGATGCCGCACTAGAGTTCTGCTTGGCCCGCTGCTCGTGCTTACGAGACATCGACTTCCAGTGCTCGACCTGTGCCTTCAGGTCATCGTCACCACTACCTGCTTGATCGCTATCTAGCATGCCACCAAGCAACGCAGCAGCTTCAGTGTCTTCCGTCGCCGAGCCAGCCGCACCCGTACCAGGTGCTCCGCCAGCATTGCCCGTTCCGGGCCCAGCGCCAGCTTCACCAGCGGCTTCGCTCATTTCACGCCCTCCATATGGATGCCTAAACCGGAGTATATACCCTCCCGGCTCGAAAGGGAAGACCTAACTCTACGTAGCCTTTCGGTTACTCTTCTCTCGCGCTCTTGTGAGAGCCTCTTCAAGACCTGGAGCATGACCAGGCCATCCTCCAGTTGCGTGTCTATGTATATTGGCACACAACCCCTTGACCATTCCAGCCGGAACATACTTTGAAAGAGTTGTGACACACGCATCGAAATCACCAGGCACTCCCCAATGAAGCTTAGCCGCGCCAGCGCCAGACGTCCAGTACCGAAGCAACTGATCCGGCATCGCCGTGTGCTCTTCCTTCTGTGCCATCACACACTCTCCACGAGTAGTATCCCATACCCGACTGTACTTACATCACCGGATGAATCGATAACATCAATTCTCCACCAAAGTGACCCGGCCGTCGCGTTATCGGCCGCCGGGATGTCGATCGTAGACATACACGCACCAGCATTGTCAGGATCATCCACGATCGGCACGGTATATGTCTTTGTAGTCGGATCTGTATCACTAGTAGTTCTATTTGTCTTGTAGTAGAACTCTGAAGTTGCCCCTGTGCCATCAGAAATCCCCGGATAAGACACATTCACGGTGACATCATTGTTCTGCGGGAAGTACAACACCAACATGGCATTTGGCGTTGTCTCAATGGTAACGACAGCAGTACTGGTATCGAACGATGGTGGCGTAGTCACAACAACCCCTATACAAGATCGTCAAGCATTACCGGATCGATCGTCTCGAATAGGCCTGTCGCGACGTACTGAACAACAGGCCAGCCAGAATCGGAATCATACCCCACGAATATCGCTTCAACACCATCCCGGAGCATGAACTTGTCGCCTACCGGCATCACGAGCCTCCGGTCGTGAGTGTGCCATCCGCCTTCCACGTATCCGGGATGTCGGATGACCACCCCTTGGCCTTGGCGACACCCATGACGTACCGCCGAACCTTTGCCCGCTCCTCAGGCGTATTCGGCCTCGCCCGGCCAACCGCACGGATCGCCGCCTGTAGTGAATTCGACGGCCCATTACGCGTCACGATCGGGAATCGCGGCGAGTTACTCTGATTGGCTTGTGACGGCGGCATTGCCTGCTTCTTCTTGAGCAGCATCTGCCGTAGCGGGTCCGGCGCTGGTGTCGTTGTGGGAGTCGTCATTCTTCTCACTCCAATACTGATTCCATACCGCTTCTGCGGCCTTGCCACTCTTGCCAGCAGTCACGGATTTCCACTCCGCTTGAATGCCGGCGTTAACTGACTGCTGCCCATCGAAAACTGACCGCGCGAGACAATAACAACTGTCATGTGCGTGAAAGAGATCTCCAGCAGACTTATGTATTCCACCACTGCCCGTCAGCATGGCGCAATAGTTACATGCCTTCACATTCGACTCTAGGATTCGCTCCCACCCAAGAGCCTTGCCATCGAATGAAGACGCAAATCGTACAGTATCGCGTCCGCCATTCATCACGAGACGTACACTAGCCCCCTTGAGAGCATCCATCGCCTTGACGGACGCTACCGAGTCCTCATCACCAGCCCCGAGAAAATGGAAGAACTGTCCCGCGCCCATAGCATTCGTTACATGAGCAAGGTAATCAGGCCGAATCGAAACTCCGGGTACGGCATTTCCATAGAAGCCAGATACTGTGCGAGACAGGGAATAGTACTCGGCCGCATCAGCAGCCGACATCCCATGATGCGTATCGATAATGCCCAAAACGAGCGGCTCAAGCCTATGCCATGAATCATTGAAATGCACAGGGTCTATCATCCGCCCCCACACACCAGCAATTGCCGCTTCAACACGATGCCCGATGGCATACTGGTTGCTCTGGTACCGCGAGAACAGAATCTCCAGTGATCGTACGGCAGATACCGGAAGCCCAGGCATGTTCACTGTACACCTTCAACCGTAGGCGCAAGAGTGACCAATTGCGCCGGAACGGCCGGGGGCGGTACCGGCGTCGGAGCCGCAGCAGGCGCACCAGCAGGAGGCGGAGCACCTCCGGGCGCACCAGCGGCAGCGACACCAGGCTGCTGAGCAACAACCTGCTGAACTAGCAGTTGTGCCCGCTCACGCTGTGCCGCCAATCTCCAGGCGGCGACGTCATCGACCGTGACTCCAGGAATCCGCGCCCACAGTTCCTCTTCTGGGACACCAAGCATCTGCGCGATCTTGGTTAGGCCATCAATAGTTGCTGCAAATGCCCGCGCGGACGTGTCTCTCCACACAACCGTACCGAACAGGTCATTCCAGCCGTCCTTATTGCCGGAAGCAAGGTCCGTCAGCCGAAACACATTGCGCCACGGGTCCGTCAGCGAGGCTTGTAGTTCCTCAATCTTCCGGTCTAGGCCATCCCGTGCCGCAGCTAGGGCTTCGGCCGACATGTTCGCCACCTGTCCCAGTAGGTGGTATGGAGGTACCTGCGAGATTGTGGACATGTGTCGAATACCATCCTCGCGGACAGTCGAGTACGGCTGGAGAGCAGTCTCCCCGAACTCGCCAAAGTGCGTCGTCGCATCATCAGACGCCCACACTCGGTCCACTCCTGGCCGGAACGGTGCGACCTCATGCCCCTCCTCATCAACCGGCGCCATGCCGGTAACCCATCGCTGCCGGAACGCGGCGAACTGCGTCGAGATCATCAGGTTGAACGTATCGAAGTTGATCTGGTCCTGTATCGGCATGAGCGGCTCAATCTCGCCGACACAGTCATCCTCCCCATCCAGGTCGGTCTCATACAGGAACCGCACTACCGGACACATCCCCAGTCCATGCGCCGCTATCACCGGCTGTCCATTCAGGATGATATCCCCCGGATCAGCAAGCTGCAATCTTGCCTGAGACGGATCTGCTACCGCCGTACCGGTCAGGACGTACCGGTTAATCTCATCATAAACGTACACGACAAGCTTGGCTGTCCCTTGCGGCAGGTTGATGACGTTAACCTCGATAGCGAACTGCGGCCACTCATCATCAACATCATCAGCATAGAATGCCGTCATGCGTCGCGGCGATACCGGCCGGATTACCGGCACATTCTGCCCCTGTTCTTCATCAGAAGCCATCTTCCCCGGCAGCACAATCGCATACGCCGAACCATACTTGATGACCGAGCGATGTACACCATGTTGCCGAGATACCATCCGGTTCGCACGGAACGCATCCCACTCAGGCTGATCCCTCTGCGGAAACGCAAGCTCGTTGACAGTAGTGCCCGACGGCCGGTAACCATCAACGTGAAGGTTCTCGGACACTACCGAAGCAATGAGAGGCAGGAAATTCCGCTTTGCCTTCTTGGCAATCCAACGATACTCAGCATTGACGCCGCGCGGAATGTATGGAGGGTCTTGTCGCCCACGAACATAGTTAGCAATCCTACGCAACCGTACCTGCTCCATCTGCCTTGCCATAAGGGCTTTCGTCGTTGTATTGACAACGTTATCAATCCCAATGATCATAACGCACTCCTCCTCCTACGAAAATGACCAGACACGACCTTTGCCCTTCGCCGTGCCAGCTTCTTTGCGTTCCTTGTACTTCTTGTTCGCCAGCACAAGACGCCTAGCATGACGCGCTCCAATCATACATACACATGCGTCAATCTTGTTAGGCGACTTTGGCGACTCCTTGCCGATAGAGATTCCCCAGCGATTCGGACGGCGACGCGCATTGATGACATGACGCCCTAGCATCGAGTCCCCGTCATGGTGGAATGTCGGCCGGACAGCAAACTTATCAATCTCCGACAGCACCATCTCGCACGCCTGCGTAAACTCCCCGATGTGCGATCGCATATCCCACGCAACCGGCTGCGGATCACGCCCAGTAGGAACCGCCCATACATCGACAATATCCTCAAACAGCTCACGCCATGTAATCTTAGTAGACTCTTCCCACTCCTTGACGTCAGCAAAGAACGCACATACATGCCAACGATCCTTAGCCGCCTGAACCGCAGCATGAACCTCATCCATAGGAATCCGCCGGGAACCGTGCGGCTCCCAGATACCCAAAGAAAACACAAACCCTGTCTCTACATGGCACCCAACTAGCGCCGTAGCATCTTCCACACGCGAGCCGTCGAAGAACATAACGATGTCATCGCCATCCCCAATCCTAAACTCCGGATCTGCCATCACAGCCCACTTCTGCTGTGTCGTCCAGGCATCCTCGGCCGACTCGGGCCAATTGAGGTAGTACCGCTTGGACACATCTAGCTTGGTGCGCGGCGACAGTATGCGATTCTCGACTATGTCATCGATGTCAGCCCAATAAGCATCCCCGTATGCGAACTCAACCGCCTTACGAATTGACCCTATATCCTCCCAATCGATGTCCGGTGGCGCCATACGCGCATCATACAACACCTTTCCACGACCTTTGAGCCGTCCCTCTTCCTGAGCTACCCAGGCATCGAACGTTGTCTCGGCTACGGATTCCTTCCCAGGCTCCCACGCATTCGATGTCTCAAGAATCCTGTTGCCCTGCTTAGCAACGTTACGGTCCATAACCTCAGCAAGGTCCACCCCACCATTTGACGACGTGAAACTCTCCGTCTGGTCCAAAATCGCAAATGTAACGAGCGCCCCTTCCTCAGTTGTCGGAGACGACGTGATGACCATGAGCTGGCCACCGCCGGGAATGTAGAAAATCGTCTTGCCAGCATCGATGTCGTAGTCACGCAGAAGCCTTGAATTCTTCGGCAGAAGCGCACGAACCATGCGCATAGTATTGACATTAGCCTGGTCATGTGAAGATGCTCCAATCTGTACTAGCGGCATCGACACCGGTTTTCCAACGCATCCACCCGGCATAGAAGCATCGAACCGCGCGAGCCGTACAGGTGCTAGCAACTCAATCATGGCCATTACAGCAGCAAATGGCGACTTCCCGGCCCCTTTCGGCCATCTGCGCACTCCATGGTAGTAAAGCCAACGCCCCGAAGAATCTATGCCATACCACCACAGAAGGAACCTAACCTGTGACTCGACAAATTCCCAGCGTTCCCCCGCATAAGGGCCATCAGGCTGCCGTAGGTACTTCGTAGCCCAATGTATCCCTTCCCAGCCAAGGGTGATCTCTGGAAGCCCCTCGGGCAATGTAACAAGCCTGTCACGAGGTGCCACATACACGATCTCACCCCCGCTCTACGGCGTTGCCGCGTAACGCGCCAGATTTGCCATGACGGCTGCCGACGGCTTGACGGTTGTTGCCCCTCTGGTACCAACCCTTGGCACCGTCTGCTTCTTGCCTACTTGCGCCTTGACGTGAGCCTGGAGTGCCTGACCGCGCCTAGCTGCCGCAGCTGCCGAAGCTGCCGCTTGCCTAGCAGCGGTAGCATCCGCACGAGTCTTTGCTGCTGCTGCTCGCTTGGCCGCCGCTGCCGCCAATGCTCTCTGCCGAACAGCAGTCTTGGCCTTTGCCATCGCCGCCTTCTGCGCAGCAGTCTGTACAGGTTTCTTTGCTGCTGCCGCCTTCTTTGGCGCTGCCGCCTTCTTTTGCTTAGCGGCCGCCTTTTTCTTGGGTGCTGCTGCCTTCTTGCCTTTGGCTGCCATCCCGAGGCGGGCGACGCCACTAACGCCCCTGGCAAGCCCTCCACTACCGCGCGCCGCAGCACCCAGTCCACGAGCAGCCCCAGCAGCGCCCCTTCCAGCACCGCCACCACCAGCCTTTTTCGCAGGAGGCTTCTTCTCAACGGGCCTTTTCTCCGCTGGTGCTCTCGGCGTAACACCAGACCTAGCCGCATGCGCCTCGCGCATAGCCTGATGTTGTTCAGCCTCAAGTTTCCCTTTTGCCGCTTCGATTTCTGACTTGGTAGCAGGATGTGGAGCATCACGAGTAACCTTGCCGGACTTCAGATGTCGCAAATGCCCACGCCGGATTCCGCCAATAATCCACCGGCCATGGAACCCACGAATCTCAGAAGGATTGAAGTCAACCATCGTCAGAATTCCTCACGATCCCGAGTCGTCCATGCCACGCAATAACGGCATCGTCCGCAGCTTCCTCATCGACATCCCCAGCATCAGGCTCATCAAGCTCGATGCGGTTGCGCTTCCGGTCGATGACTGTCACACCGAGCCTCTCACTCAGCCGCACAAATGACGGCAGGAGTGTTGCCTTGTATGTGCGCAGGAACATGTCATAAATCTGCGCACAGAACACGGCCGTTGCCCAGTCAGACGCCTCATAGAAGTCAGACTGCCCCGACATGGCCAGTGACCGGAACCATGATTGCGCCGTCGGGTGCCACGCAGGGTTCGCTTCTGGGATCGGGATGCCGGCCCGCCGGGAAGTTCCCTTGGCGATAGCAACAAAGCGCGGGTCGTCGGCAAATCCCGACGCCGCACCTGTGCGATCTTGTGGTCTCTTCCTAGCCGCCATTCCAGCTCCAGTATGCTAAGTTGGTGTATGTGATCGTTGTGGAAACGGCCGTCACCGCGCCGACGACGAATGTCAGCCCGGAAGCGGTAGCAGTTGCTGCTGCCGAGATGACATAACCGGTACCGGCCGTCACCGTGGTGATTGTAGCCCCGGCTGGAATGCCCGGCCCGCTGATGGTTTTGCCAGCATCCGCGGCAACCGCCTTGGGGTCGGTGACCGTCGTAGTGGTGTTGGTGGAACAGCCTGTGTCCGAACGTCCACCAACAGGACTGCCGATGTTGGTCACGTTGGAGCGGACGTACTGTGCGTGAGCATTGAGGCCAGCCACAGCCCAGCGATTGCCGCCGGTAGCAATGTCGGCTACCGTCCATGTTGCCCCATCAGGACTCGTCTCCAAGTTCACGACACAGTCCGGCGCATTGCTGGCGACCATCATCCCCAGATGTTTGAACGTGTTGCCGGCTCCGGCATTGACGCCGGGGCCAGCTCCTGCGGCCGTAGCCGTATGGTTGAACTGCATAAAACACTCCTCACTAACTGCCGCCGCCTACCTTGCCGCCAGAACCGCCCTCCATGTAACTGCTGTCCGAATCGCCGGAATCCGGAGCCTTAACAGGCCCATCTCCTTGCTTCCACGACTCAGGAACCGCGCCAGCTCCGTGACATATTGGGCAGACATGCGTGTTGACCCGACCGGTCCCCTGACACGGTGGACAAACCTTCTCACCATCCTTGGGCTTCCGGTTCTTCTGGATCTTCACGAATGGCGGCATAACGCATCCACTCCACCACGACGATGGAACCCTGGATGTGGTTCCACAGGTCTCATTCGCATTGACCGACGAGCAGCATTAGCAGCTCCAATTTGCGCACCAGTACGCCGCTGATGATGCGAACGACACAAACCGCGCAGCATCTCCAGACGATGATCATCTGGATCGCCAATGTGGTCAACTTCAGTCGAGTCTTGCCCACATCCCCACTCTTCACCAGGCAAACGTCCCCACTGACATCCAGGATCTCGCACTAGAACAGCCATGCGCAGACGCCCCCACCCAGGGGGCAGGGGCGTGCTACGCCAGGAACCGTCGCTCACGGCAAGACACCAAGCCCTGAACCAGTCATTGCCGTCAAGAGGGGGATTCGACACGACACCTGGTGACCACAGTCAATGAGGAAACCGCGCCGCCATTGACCACGACACGACACCGCGCCGCCTCCTGACGCAATTCGGCAACTCACCGACTGCCTCATCACGTCGCAACCAACCTCTGGACCCGAGTCCATCCTACACCTCCTTCAGCGCGGCTCGTGCTAACCGAGAGTCTACCCGATCCGAGCCGGAAAGTAAATACCCAAACCGAACTTTCTTTTTCTCGAATATATGTTCGAATATACAAACTAGACTTCCCATTCCTGATGAGGTATAATAGAAATGCTGAAACCAAAAGAAGGAGCAATCATGCTTACTGGAGAACTTGCCGAACAACTCGAAGAACTCGGCCTCAAACTAGTCATCGTAATAACCAAGGACGGCAGGCAACTTAACAACACAACAGTCGGAGTCATAATGAGTACAGACCCGATATGGGACAGCATCATCGAGGCAAGAGAAACCGGTCCCGTAAAGTCTGCCGCACAAACCGCGCGAGAACTGTCGAAACTAGACCAAACAGGTATCGCCCAAATCTGTTACTACCCAATCGACGGCGATAAGTTCGAATACTACAACATCGACTGCATCTCAATCGACGACGAGATCCATATCGTCACAATCCATCCAGGTGACTTCCGCTGCGGTTGAGGTCTTACGCCATAGTTTTGGTTTGTACTTTCATCGAAGGAGTATTGACTCCAGGCCGCCCTCCCTTTATCCCCGGTACTTACGTAAGGGGATAAGGAGGGAAGGCGGCCGCCGTCACATTTTCTACAAGGAATTAGCTGTCAGGGATTCCCCAAAAAACTTCTCTGCCCTTCTCTGCATGAGCCCTCTTTACCAGTCCTAGTTCCTCTGCTTTCGAGCGTATAGCAGCTTTTTCCCTACTATCGCCATACTTGATAATGCTATCGAATGTTCCAGTATTGACAGAATCGCGTCCAATCTTGATAAGATGTAGTTCTAGCGCCTCAGCAGCCGTGCGTGCACGGGACTCTAGCTTGATATCTGAACTACTCCCATCTACAGCTAGAAGCCGTTGGGTGTTATGATCCCAGTCGATAACCACCTCTGACATCGATACGCCGCCCCTGCCAATACATGAAAGACTACGCATCGATGATGGATCATCATTATCAACTAGCGTATAGCGCCACAAAACATCCGCACTATCCTCCACTTCACCTGCACCTTTCGCACGTTCTTCCCCGGATTGTGGTGTATTCATGGGTATGATAATAAGATTCAGTCCGGCTTCCGACCTGATTTGCTGTATACGGACCAGCAAATCATTGGCGCCTTTATTGTCATTCATGTCTACTCCGGCCCATGAAAGCATGTTCTTCCATGGATCTATAAACACCCATTCGGCCTCGCGGGCGCGTAGCCACATTATAAACCGCTCGCAGGTAACATCATTGAGCAGGTTAAGCCGGATTCCCTCATCCAGGCAGTGGATTATGAACAAGCGGTCATCATTAATGATGTCAAGGTTCCGGTATGTCCATAGGTAGTCATCCCGAGTCATTTCCGCATTGATAGCTGCGATGTTGCCATCTAGTACGCAATCGAATCGGCCGAGGAATGGCAATCCATCAAGACCACACCATGCGAGATTGCCAAGAAACGTCGTCTTCCCGGTTTTGCGTAGACTTGGGAGTGTTCCGATATGCCCCGGACGAGCAATGCTCTCGACTGTCCATCCAGGATCTTGTACAGCTAGGGCTAGGTCATCGTGGAGTGATGTATCGATATGCGACAGTACCGGCGAGAACTCAGCGTTCTCCATTTGATCTGCATGTCGCCGAGCAGCTCGCCTTACGACCTCGTGATGATTCGCTATACTTTGCTCGATGAATCCTTCCGCATTGAATCCAGCACTCTCGCGCTTGACGATTGGTGATGTTCCGCGTAGATGATGACCACTTCCGTTTTGGTTGCTGTTCATGATTGACCTTTCCCTTGGTTGGTGTTCTTCAGTGAACACACGTCTATCTCTTCCTGTGGAACAGCAGCGGCGTTAGCCATTGCTGTGTTGACCGCCCCGGCCCACTCCGAGCGGAGGTTCCGGCGACGAGCGGAATGTGAGAAGTCATACTCTATGATCGAGAGTGCCTCTTCAAGGCCACGATGCCCCTCAGCAGCATTCATACACAAGTGCGTTACTGCCTGGCAAAGTTCATCATGAAGTCCCCCGAGCAGTCCGGCAACCCGGATCTTGGATGCCTCACGTTCGGCCGACTGCGCCATCCAGCGACACATCGCCCCCGCTCCTACCCGAGCATACCAGGCAGCAACTTCCGGCCCTTGCGCTCTCTGCGTGACGAAATAGTCACGTGACGACATAAGGAACCTGCTCCACCGCCCAGGCAGTTCGGGCAACTCATCCGGCCATGGGATCAAGGCTGGATCATCACCGCGCCACCATCTATACACACGACCCGTCGAATTGTGAACACTTGGCGCTACGGTCGCGAACCTGTGATGATACTGCGCGATCTCGACGCCATTACCAGGCCCAAGGTCAGTCACCCACACCTGTCGCGCGGTTCTTGGCGCATGAAACAGGTAGATCCCCGAGATACCATCATCCGGCATTCGCGATGTCGAGCGCCACGTCATAGGCAAGTACCCTAGCCGGTCAGCTAGACGCATGATAGTCATGTGGCCATCTCTGCCTTCATAGGCATCAACATCAATGCCAATAATGTCCCACGGCAGTCGCAACCCTATGTTTGCCTGTCCATACCGGACAATAAGATCGTCAAGTTCGTCATCACTAACATCCTGCCCAGCATGTCCTGTGACGCCCTTTACAAGTGGAGCCTTAGTACCTTGTCGGGCAACGGGGATAATGCCTGTCCACCCCCGCTCGCGGTAGTAGCGGGCACCGTTACGGAACGGAAATGAACGCTGGCCACGAAGGTCTTTACTTTCATCGCCCGGCCGGGTATACTCGTCCATGATGGACCCTTCTCCATCAGGGCGGGCCAGGGCTGCCACCCTCGGCCCGCCAACTTGTTCGTCTTCCGTTTACCCGCCGTTTACCGGCGCGAAACTTCGAGTATACGCCACCTCATGGGGCAAGTCTAGTCTTTCAGGATAGACAATTTTACCCGCCGGTAACCCCGGAAAATTGTTTCGCTTACCCCCTTCCCTTTCCGCTCCCGATCGGGTAAGCTCGAATCGCGGCGTTACGTTAACTCGCCTTTTCGGAGCGCGGCACCGGGCCGGCTGTGAGGAATTAGAGCGCCCTCATGGTCGGCCCGGCACTTGAGAGGGGGAAAATGCCGACAAATCATCTTCACATTATGGGTATTGATCCTGGGGGAACTACCGGCTGGTATCTCATGACGGTTCCCAGAGCTTGTATCTTTGGCGATGCTCCGGCCGCCATCTGGGAACATGATTGGGGCGAGTTTACCGGACCCGAACCAGCACAAGCTGTAGAACTTGCCCGTCTTGCCAGAGAAGTTCAGTCTTTGGATTATAAGACGGGGGTTGCCTTGATTATGGAAGCATGGGATCAAGACCCAACCTTTCACTCGACCGACCCTGAAGCCCTATCCCCCGTACGCCTAGGCGCGATGATGACCCTCCTGAAGCACCAGAATCAGCTCGGGGACTCAACTCTTCACTTCCAATCCCGCTCAATGGCATTCTCAACTGCTACAGACGAGCGCCTCAAAGCATGGAGGCTATGGGTACAAGGAAGTGACCATGTCCGCGCGGCTCTGAGGCATACCATCACAGCACTCCGGCGGGCACGCAACAGCCCAGAGTTTGCGGCAGAACTATGGACGTACTAAAATTGTTTTCGGAAAGGGCTTACCTTCCCGGCGGAAATAGGGTAGGCTTATACCGAGAGGTAAGCGGATATGGGGGAAGGCGAGACGAGACATGGAAATTAGGATTATTCGCGCTAGCGATCTGCCTAACGCGATGTACATCAAGAGGCTGGAACGGCAGGCGACGTCACCGGATCTGGCCATCAGGCACCGCGCGAGGGCTGAAATCTATGACCTCAAGTACGGTCCCTGGAACGGCCCCCGACGCTAAGGACAATAAGATGCTAGAGCCAGCATTCAAGAAATGGGTTTCGGAAGTCGACACGGTCGTCCTTGTGTGCTGGGATCTTGGGCACATCTGGAACTCGGACCTGTATGACTCGATTGAGAAGCGCCCACTCGGAGCGCACATGCTCGTCGGCTCCTGCGATCGTGGCTGCGGCGTAGTCCGGGCGCGGTACCTGAGCAGTTCATGGCGGCCGGATTCCGCGAAGAACAGCTACAAGTACCCCCGTAACTACTCGCCCAAGGGCCTCATCGACTCTCCGTTCTTCATGTCCTGGGAACATCGCGCAGCGATTCGCAAAGAGATCGCCCGGCGCTTCCGTACTGAAGCCAAGACGGAGACCGTCGATGTGCGAACCTCCCGTGGCACAACAAGCGTCATCCAGGCCCATACTAGGTTCTCGGGCTAGGGTGTTATGACTTCCGCCCGCGTATCGAGTCTCCCCCAGAAACCGCCGGTGCGCGGGCGGAACCAAGCCTGGCAGGAAAGTCCTGTCCGGAAGAAAGGCAACAAATGTTCTTCAGGAAGTCGGCAGTACTCGGAGCAGCAATCGCATGTGCCGCCATCATCCCGGCGGGCGGTGCCGCTATGGCATCCACGGCGTCGAATCACCCGGCCGCTACCCCATCGTGCGGACACCAGTGCATCGACCCGTACAACCGGGAATGGGGCAAGGGCGAAGTCCTCGATGTCCTCGGCGGCGGCAATGGCAAGGCAGGACAGCTCGTCGTCCTATCGCGCCAAACGAACGACAATGCGGGTGAGGACTTCACCTACAACTTCGACGGCCCGGTCACGGAACTGGTCGGCACCGGCCAGCTCTCCCCCGTGACCATCGACCACTACGCCGGGGATGCGGCATTCGAGCTCACGTACTCGCCAAACGGCGAGGACTCGGACCTGTGCGTTGGCCTCAACGCGGGCGCGGCGTCGCAGGGCTGGAAGCTCAAGCTGGAGCCTTGTGGTGTCAACTCTAGCACGATCTGGATCGTGGACTTCTCCGGCAACGGCCCCGGCTTCGCCAGCGTTATCACCGGCGAGACCATCAAGTTTTCTCATCCGCTCGCCTGGACCTACCCGGCCAGCGCAACCCCATTCGACAGCCCACGCCCGTCGATCGTGGTTGACGACCTGCTGACCAACTCGCGCGGCTACCACCCGAACGAGCAGCAGTGGGGCGCAAGGTTCGGCGTCATCAAGTAACTACCACTTCCTGACTGAAGCCCGGCGGGTGCGGTTTTCCTGCCGGGCTTCTTCACATCATGCATACAGCAACACGGGAATGGCAACATTGACGGTTTTTGAAATTGTCCACGATTGCCGACGGCTA